TGCTGAAGGGGCTGCGCGCCTTCGTGAACAAGCTGCGCGTCATGAAGTGAAACGGGCACTTGGCGCGGATAGCGTGGGTACAGGCGGCTTGCAGGGCAAACGGCGTAGGCTCCGCGTCGCGTAGCACGTCCGCTATCTCACGCACCTTGGCCTGTCGCGCTGCCCGGTCGCCCCGCTGGGCTTTCCGGGCCACGGCTACGCCTCCGGCGTGCCAGCGAACCGCGCCGCCGCCGCGACCGCTTCGTCGGATAGCCCGGCTTCCCGCGCTTGCGCCATAGCCTGCACAACGCCGGAGAACGCCCGCGCGCGACCGCCCGCGTCATACGCCTGGAGCGGCTGCAGCACGTCCAGGCTGACCGGCGCCCCCAGCTTTTCGGTCGCTTCCTGTGCCACTAGCTCGGCAATCGGCTGGAGGGTCCAGCTCGCCAAGTGCCTCTGCGCCTCGCGTATGAGCGGTCCAGCGGCCTTTGGGTCCAGTGCCGCCGGCAGTAGGCCGAAGGCGTGTGCGATGGCCGCACGGGCCTCTGTGAGCGTTTCCACGGCCATTGTGCGGGACAGGTCCGGCGACAGGTCGGACGGGCGCCAATCGGTCTGTGGCGTCGGTCCGCCGGCCGCCGTCGTGGTCACGCTTTCCCGCAACAGCACGCGCCCGCGCTGGCCCCGGAAGCTGCGGGCAAGCTTGTCGCGGTTCGTGTCGTCGGTCTCCGGGAACGGGACCACCTGCGAGCCAAGCGGCGCGGCCTCATAGGCTTCGTGCAAGGCGGTCTCGACAGCGTGCAGCAACCCGGCGGACAGGCTGGAGCGGCGCAGCGGCGCCGTGCCCGCCCAAGGTGCAACCGGGTCGCTGCCAATCCGAAGGTGCAAGACTTCGCCCGCAAGCGCGGTCGCGGTTCGCCCGCCGCCCGCGTCCGGGATGGTGACGCGATAGGCGGTCGGGATGCCGTCACGGGTGGTCACGTCCCAGTCGCTGCACGGGACCAGCCGGTCGCGTAGCAGGTAGACGGCTTCGCCCCGCAAGGCGAGTGAGCGGGCCGCCTGCGCTAGCGTCTGCGGGGTCAGCAGGTCGGTCCCGCTCACCTGCGCCTGCGTCATGGCGCCTTCCCATAAGGACACGGCGCCCTGCGCTGCGCTGGTCAGCTCGGCAAGCCCACGCCGGCCGGAAATGAAGGCTTCCCGCTCGGCCATAAGCTGGCTTGTGAAGCCGGACCCGCTAACCGCGCGGGTCTCGTGCTTTCGCAATCCGAGTAGCCGTCGAATCATGGTTGCGTTTCCTCGCAGGTTGCCTCCAGCCGCCGGCCGGTGCTGGTCTCGCCGACCGCTTCGACCTTCAGCGTGCGACCGTCGAACCGGATTTCGTCATTGACCCGCAAATCCGCGTCGCCGGCCGTCGCAAAGGTCCAGGTGACTTTCCCAACGCGGCGCGCGGCGACAACGTCGTCCGTCATCGACGCGGGATAGGCGCGGCCACGCAATGTGCCTATTTGGTTCCATTCCACGATTAAGCCGCCCGCGCCGTCGGGAGTCTCCGTCTTGCGCCAGTGCTCGTATGCGCGGGTGAAGTAGCCGGCCATCAGCGGTAGCCCCGCAAAAGGTCTCCGGCGCCGCTGTAGTGCATGGCGCGCGCGGCCCAGCCGGACGGGCGGTCAAAGCGGTAATCGCCGTCCTGGACGCTGCTATGGCCTTGCACGGGGTCGCTGCCCGCTTGGTCGAGATATTCGGCCAGCCGCCGGCCCGCCTCTTGAACGATTGCCGGCGGGGCCGCCGTGTCGCCTACGGTGCACGCCACGCGGTACGTCGCGGCCTCCAGCTCGTACCCGATAGGTCCGGCCTGCAAGGTCACGGTCTGCCACGCCGAGCCGTCCCAGCGTTCGGCCGTGTCGACCGTCGCGGGCCGCAAGCGCGGCTCCCACGTGCCCGGCCCCTGCACAATCCAGGTAACGGTGCGCTCGTTCCAGCGGTGCGCAATCCAGCCCTCCAGGCGCCGCCAGACCGTCGACAGGTCGACCGTGAAGGTGCCCGGCAAGGTCGGGTAGCTGGACGGCTCACCTTCGGTCTCGGACAGGACTTCCGGGGTCATCGCCACCTCGCAACCGGATGGTAGGGACGCCACGGCCGCTCGGTCGCGGACCAGCTCCGGGCCTCCACCTGCGCTTGCGGGAAGGCGGGCTTGGTCACGACCGACAATTCGTGCAATTCCGCCCGCGTCACGGTTCGCATAAGCCCATCATCGCGGCGCTCGACACGTTCGCCGTCGCGGCGCACGCGGAAGCCCGGCGAAACGCCCGTGGCAAGCTGACCGCGAATGAGGGCCAGGGCATCGCGGCCGTGGGACGTGCCGGCAACGTCCGGGGTCAGCCGGGCCTCGAAAGTGAGCGCGTCCGCCTCTTGGCGTAGCTCCAGCGTGCCCGCCCGCGTGCTGGCAAGCGGGGTCGCCCACTGGTGCTGGGATAGCAGGTACACGTCCTCCTGCGGCTCCAGCGCGCCCTTGGCGAAGGTCTCGTATCGACCGGGGGCAAGCTTGGCAGGCGAGCCGTAGGGGAAGGCACCACGGATGGTGACGCCTCCCCCTTCGTCGGCTCTAACCTCCAGCCCGCCGGCTGCTGCGGCGGTCAGCATCCCGTTAATCCTGGATGCCGGTCAGGACCGTAAGCTGCTCGCTCCGGCTGATAGTCACGTCCGCCGTAAGCAAGCCGGTCAGCCGCAGCCCGCCGCTTTGGGCGTCGGTGTACACGTCCCGGATAAGGTCCAGGCCGCCCCACATCGCCATGTAGAACGGCGCGACGCCGCCGACGCTGGTAGTCAGCAGGGACTTGGACGCCGACGGGGAACCGCTCGGGGCCTCCAGGGCGTTGCTCGACATGACCACGCTGCCGACGTTGCCGGTCAGGCGGTCATATTCCGTGATACCGCTGCCAGCGTCGAACACGGTATCGTCCAGCGCGGACCAGACTTCCGGCCGAATCATCGTGCGGACCGCACTCGGGCTGGACGCCGCGTTCGCCGTCATGAAGCTGGTCACGGCGCCCCGGAAGGCGGACCACGACGCCGCCGCGTCCACGGCCGTTTCGGTCACGCCGTAGGTCGACGCGCCGGCAATTACGCCCAGCGGTTCGCCGGAACTGCCGGACCCAAGGAAGGCGGCCTTGTCCAGCTCGGCCTGGATGGTGGAGCGAAGGTCGCGGCGAATGGCCGCCTCCAGCCCACGGGTCTGCTTGAGCGCACGCCGCGTCACGCGAAGCTGTACGCCAAGGTTGTTGTGCGGCTGGACCACGCGGTCGGTCGTGGCGTAGGCGGTCGGCCCGGCGACGTTGCCGGTCTCACTGTCCGCCCAGCCGGCGCTAATCGAACTGGTGGTAATCGGCCACTCGACCTCGCCAACGTCGACCGAAACCATCTGACCGCCCATCGCGGCCATGACGCTCGCCGGGAACAACCTATCCACGATGTTTCGGGTCTGCCGGGGGTCCGGCGTGCCGGACGCCACGGTTTCGCCCGCACGTTGCTCCAGCGCCAGCACTTCCAGCGGAATCGGGCAACCGCGATAGCCGCCGTTGCGGCGCATTTCGGTCACGACCTCATTGGTCGCGCCGTCGAACGGGCGGCCTTCGTCCAAGTGCAGCGCGGCTTGGCGCAACTCAAACTGCGCCAGCAGGTCGGACCACTCCGAACCTTCCCGCGTCTCCAGCTCGGCGCCAGCTTGCCGGCGCTCGTTATCCTCGGAGATAAGCGCGGCGCGGTACTTGGTCTCGTTGGACCGATATTCCTGGTCCAACGCCTCCATTTCGCGGGTTTCTTCGTCGGTCGCATCCGACTTACCCACCAGCGCCGACAGCCGTTCGCGAATTTCCGACTGCCGGCGCTGGATTTTCGTGCTTTCCAGCATCTAAAAGTCTCCATCAAAGGGAACCGGACGCCTCACGGCGTGCGCGCACATTTAGTCTAACAATCTTTGTCCATGTTGGCAAGCAATCGTCGCCATTTCTTGCGCTCTGGATTGGGTTGCGGCGCGTTTGTCTCTGTGCGCGTCTTTTCCGCGTGGTGGACGTTACAGAGTGTTTGCAAGTTAGATAGCTGAAACGCCAAATCCGGGCGGTCGCGCACTGGCAAGATATGGTCCACCTCCAGCCGGCCGCGCGCCCCGCATTGGACGCACGCCCAGCCGTCGCGCCGAAGGGCTTGCAAGCGCAACGCAGGCCACCGGGGGTCTTGGATAGCCCAGCGGCCGGGGCGATGATTTTTCCAATGCGCCATAAATGCCACCCGTGTTACTCGTTATCGAATGCAACCCACGAATGAAAACTCCACGGCAGTGCATACTACCATGTGCAAGACGTGCTTTGGACAACGGGGCATTATCGACGGGAAAAGCGGTCGCTTTATCAGGTGCCCCACCTGCCATGGACGCGGAAGTCTGGCGAATGACCAGAGCCCGTACGACGCAATCCTGCGAAGGTCGGCACAGGTCATCCGCGACAACGCCGGCAGCGGTCCAGAACAAGTCCAGCGCGCAATCCTCTCAACCCTGCGTGCCGAAGGGCTTTTAGACTAACGTTCATGCCCATATCATCCGGGGCGCGCGGACGTTGCGGGCGGACTGCCGGTCGCCTTCGGCCACGGCCAGGACGCTTGCCGCACTTGGGTCAATGCGGCCTGTCGAACGCGCGCGGGTCAGCTTCGGGTTGCCGCTTTCGTCGATGGCAATCACTGTGTCGCTCAACGCCGCCCGCATCAGCAGGCTATTGGGCGTGGCAAGGCGATGGTCGGCAACCGCCCGCTGGAACCGCCGCACGTCCTCTGCGCCGTCCTTCCAGCCCATGCCACGCCAGACCACGGGCGCCGTGACGCCTTCGGCCGATAGCGCCTCTCCGACCTCTGCTTGCTTGAAGCGGTCCGCTACCACGCAGTTAATCGGGCAGCCCTCGACGTGCGCCAAGGTCTCGGCAATCCAGGCACGCGGCGGGACGGTCTGGTCTCCGATGGTGCGCAGCTCGCCACGCTGCCACATATCCACATAGCGATTGCCAACGTGGTCATTGTGCCCGCGCGCGGTCAGGTCCGGCTTGCTTGGGAACCAGCCGCGCGCCTCCAGCCGCCCGGTCGCCGGCCAAAAGAACGCGCTCGCCGTCATGCTGGCAGCGCCGCCAAGGTCCAGGCCGATGATAACCGGACCCTCGCGCGGCGGAAGCGGGTCAGCTTCGCAGGCAAGCCAATCGTCCAGCGCGACCAACATGTCCCGGCCTTCGGCCGCGACGCGCTCATTGCGATGCAGGTTGCGGAAGCTGGCGAGCGCAGTGCCGCCACGTTCCATCGCCTGCTGCGCTTGCTTTACCAGCCAGTCAGGCCGCGCGCCGATGCCCTCCACGGCGCCGGGATTTGCCAGCATCAGACTGTCAAAATCGTCCGCCGCCAAGCCGGGTTGCGGTCTGTGTTCCTGCACATAGCAGCCGGTCGGCGGGCGGTCGCACCACTGCGAAAAGCTGTTCGCGTCATCCGGCGCGCTGGTCGATAGCATGACCATTCTGCCGTCGCGCTTGCCCAGCGACGTGAGAAGCGCGGCTTCCATTTCCTCGCCACGGCCGGGACGCCACGCCGCTCTTTCGTCGCAAAGCACCAGCGTCGCGGCGCCGCCAAGCTGCGACTTGCCGTCCGCCGAGACCGCCCGTAACTCGTGCGGACCGTCCGGCC